ACACTGTCACATAAAAGTAAACATACTTTAGCCAGAGAGTTTAAAGACGCCCAACGTTTAGTAGATAAGTACTTGCAAGATATTATGTATTACAAACATAGTATACGCTGTTCCAAAGATGATTTTCGCAGAGGTGCTCTTTGGAATCGCGTAGAGGATGCGCTGTTCCATTTACAATTAGCTCAAAATAACCTCAGAAAAACGTTGAACTCTGCTAAATACATAAAACTTTGGGAAGAGAATAACCATGAAAATTTCAGAGATCGGCCTCAAAGCCAACAGTAAAAGAATTAATAAAGTAGTTGAGAGCCGTTTCGGACTCGCTATAGACTACGATACACTAACTATTGACAAAGCAAACAGTTTAGTTGAAGCTATCTCTTCTAGTCTATCACAGTTTTCCAGAAGCCACAATATCCATCAGTCACAAAAGAATTCAAAGTACATGGAATTTTATATGGTTAAGGAAGGTTTGGAAGCATGGCTAAAAGAGAACAATGGTGTTGAAGAAAAATTAGAACCAGCACCAATCGTTGAAAGCGAAACAGCTAAGAGTGAAGCTATTCTAGCAAGTCGTGATATTGTTGACAGTATCCAAGACATGATGGAAAAGATTGGTAAGATGCAGAACGAGCAGATGCCAGCACTACTAGATGCTATTCGTGATCAGATTAGTTCAGAACAAGCAGACGCATTTAAAACTTCAGTAGACCCAGTACTAACTCAGTTAGAAGATAGTTTACGTACTAGTAGAGAAACAGTTGATGCGGCAGCAAGAACACTAGCAGGCGAACAAGTAGATCAACCAATGGACATGCCAGCAGATGATGCGGCGGCTCCAATGGATGCAGAAGCTCCTGCTGAAGAACCAGCAGTCGACGCTGGCGCAGAAGGCGATGCAGATGCAGGCGCCGCTGATGAATTTGCGGCAACAGACGCCGCCGCAGGTGACGACGACGCTGGACGTGAAGAAAGAGCATAAACATGAGATTGAGCGAGTTTAATATAAAAGCTCTTGATGCTGATATTATTGAGGACGATACAGAAGATCGCGGCGACGATAACTTGATTACCGCACTGACATTCCTTCGTAATAAAAGCAGAGATCAACACCTCAACCCAAAGGTGCGTGTTGATAGTTTAATAAACATGGTAAAAAACACAGGCGCAGATTTATTCAATCTAGATAGTTTAACAAACTCATTTAAACAAAACGAAGCAGTTAAAAGTTTAATCAAAGACATTAAAGATGACGAACAAGGCGTTAAGTACGTCTTTTTAAAGACCTTTAGTGACGACGACGTTGAAGAAGAACCAGCTATTGCTTATGGCACAAAACAAGACAATCCAGACAAAGTTGTTTCACAAATGGCAGACAGGGCATTAAAAACATGATTAATTGGATTAAAAACAGAATTATAGAACGAACAAGCTGGGACGGTGCCGCATTGATTGCAGTCGGACTAGTAGTTCTACTACTTGGACCACTTGCTAAGTGGGCGGCATACGCGGCTATTGCTTATGGCGCATGGACTCTTTGGAAACAAGAAGACTAAAGAGTTTTATGGGGCATCCATCCCCGTAGTGGCTAGAACCCACATCGGACTTCTAAAAGGAGAAAACAAATGGGAAGACCTATTAATAAAAGATATTTCGGAACACCAACAGCTGGTGGAAACGAAATCAAAGTTCAGTTCAATGCTGGAAACGGCTCTACACCAGGCTATATCGTAAAGCAGACTGGTTCAAAGCGTTTTAAAGTTTCCAATGCTGGTGGCACAGACACAGGTACTTGTTACCTAGTTGACGCCGCATCAGCTGCCTTAACATCAGGACAAATGAGTATTACTGTTGATGACAACGGTACAGCTCGTCAAGTTGTTAAGATCGCAGGTCGTAAAGTTACACTAGACAACGGTTCGATTGTTTCTTGGGACTTCACAGGTACTGGTGATACAGTAGCAGTTGAAGAAGCAGGTACAGGCATTGGCGCAGGTGTTGATGCAACTCTTGGTACAGCAGATGACGTACTAACAGGTGCTGACGATACTGAAGGCGATGGCTAACATCTTTTAATAAAAGACTTGTAAAGGGCTGTACTTAATTGTACAGCCTTTTCTTTTTTATTGACATAGATCACAAACGAAGGTATAATACTAGTATGTTTACTGTAACGCAAAAAGCAGCCGATCAAATTAAGAAAATATTAGATAATGATACTACACTAACAGGCGTAAGTATTTCTGTCAAACCCAGTGGGTGCAATGGATATTCTTATAATATCAAACCTTGGGTACAGATTGATGAAGATGAAGCACACTACGAAGACAAGAATGTAAAAGTTCGTGTTATGCCAGGAAGTGAGCCTTTCTTACACGGTTGTGAATTAGATTATGTTGTAAGCCCTGATGGCTTTACTGCACGATTTGATATTATCAATCCATTAGAGGTTGGACGTTGCGGTTGTGGAGAAAGTTTTAACCTTGATAACCCCAAAATTTGATTATACTGCATGCAGTAGAACAAACATAAATGGCAAGCGTCATTATTGTTTACCCGACGGAAGCCGTGTACCTAGTGTTACAACAATACTAGACATAACCAAACCCGCAGAGAAAAAACGTGCGCTGGCTGAATGGCGGAAGCGTGTTGGTACAGAACGTGCTCAACAGATTACTACCGAAGCCGCTAACCGTGGCACTCGAATGCACACCTATCTAGAAGGATATGTAGAAACTGGTGAACTTAAAGCAAAGCCCAGTAATCCGTTTGCTTGGCCCAGTCATGCTATGGCTAATGTTGTCATCGAACAAGGACTAAGCAAAGCTGACGAGTTTTGGGGCAGTGAAGTTCCATTATACTTTCCAGGAGTGTATGCGGGTACTACAGACCTAGTAGGTGTACATCAAGGTGTACCAGCTATTATGGATTTTAAGCAGACCAATAGACCTAAGAAAGAAGAATGGGTTGAGGACTATTATCTACAGCTATCCGCATATGCACTAGCACATAATGAAGTACATGGCACAAATATTAACAAAGGTGTTATTCTAATGTGCGTTAAACCCAAACTAAACGAGTCTGGAGCAATTTTGGAAGAACCTGAATATCAAGAGTTTGTTGTGGAAGGTGAGAAATTTGATCATTGGCAAAATCAATGGTGGAAACGTTGCGAGCAATATTACACAAAAATGGCTAACAACGAATTATAAACTAAGGTAAATAGTTTATAATATGAATCGTTGAGGAATTACAATGGCCGTTATACAGATATCACGTATTCAAGTAAGACGTGGATTACATGACAATTTGCCTTCCCTAGCTAGTGCTGAACTAGGCTGGAGCCTAGACCAGCGCAGACTGTTTATTGGTAATGGTACCGCATCTGAAGGTGCACCTGTAACAGGACGTACTGAAGTACTTACAGAACATAGTGATATTTTAAGTTTGGTTAATGTCTTTAGTTTTAAAGCAGAACCAGCAGGATTTATTGCTGCCACAGGTCCAAACAATACACAGTTTACTCGTAGCCTACAAGAAAAACTAGACGATTTTGTAAATGTTCGTGATTTTGGCGCCAAAGGCGATGGTATTACAGACGACACTGCCGCAATCACTAGAGCACTTAACAATACGTATGGTTATACCAGTGTTATTGCAGGCAACAATACTAGACGTACAGTTTACTTTCCAAGCGGCAAGTATCTTGTTACTGGTATTATTAATGTTCCTCCTTATACACATGTTGTTGGAGACAGCGCAGAAACAGTACTAATCTTTAATGAACAAACAACATCATTAGATACTATTTTTAGAATTGCTGATAGTAATAGTAACGTTGATACTAACTTTGGTGATGCACTAGGTCTTATTGCTACACAGGGTAAAAACTATACATTTGAACACATTGGCATTCAAAATGCTACAGCCGCAATTAACCCTTGCATACAAGCACCTGGTGGTGATCAGTTGTTCTTTAACAGCGTTAAGTTTATTGGCCCAGCCGCAAGTGTGGTCAATCCAGGCGCAGGGCATAGCGCAGTATATCTACAAAACAATACACTAAACACTGCATTCAGAGTTAAAGATGTTAAGTTTGTGGATTGCCAATTTGAAAATCACGGCTATGCTATAGAAACTTTAGGAACTGTAATTGGACTAGTCGCCCACAGATGTAGTTTTAGCAACGTATATAATTCTAAAGTACTCAGCTCTGACACAAAAGATTACAGCTTTGTTGATTGTTCAGCTGATAGTGTTCCAGGTGACACATCAAGTATGAACTTTGTAGACACAAGAGGAAAAATTAATTCAAGTATAGGCAATACTGTTGTACTAACAGCAGGCGGTACAGGAACATTTACTGCCGTCGATGTACTCGATGACTATGAAAATATTACTATCAATTATGTGTTAACTATTGGAAACAGTAGACGTAAAGGTTCATTTGTAGGAGTTGGAACAGGCTCCGGATACTTTTGGGCAGACGAATATGTCGAAACCAATGCACTTAATGTTGAATTTACAGCAGACTCAAGTACTGGTGTGATTGGTTATGATACCACTAACGCCGCCGCAGATGTTACAGTTACCTATTCAGTAGAATACCACAACTAATCAAATTGCGAATCAACGATGACATGGAAACTCGAACCTTCTCAACGCTTAGAAAAATGGCGTGAACTTAGAAAATATCTAAATACACTGACACTAGAAGAAGCATTACAAGAAACTGTAGATTGGTGGAACCGGTGCCCTTGGGTACCTTTTTATTTAGATGAAGAACAACCCCAAACATGGCCAAATCCTTGGGACTTGATTGTAGAAAACTGTTTTTGTGATATTGCCAAAGCATATGGAATGGCATGCACTATATACTTGACAGAGCATAAACCTGATGTTACACTACAGTTAATGTATGATAGTCAAACCGGAACTTCCATATGTATCTGTCTTGTAAACGAAAAATATGTTCTTAATATGAATTCTGGTGAAGTATTAAATAGACTATACATAACAGAAACACTTAAACTGAAGCACAGCTATACAGCGGCGGATTTAAAGTTACACACTTACATTTAGAGGAGCATCAATGAACACTGCAAATATTCAAGTTACTAAAAGAGATGGACGCCGCGAGCTCTTAAATTTAGACAAACTACACAAAGTTGTATTCTGGGCATGTGAAGGCATTAACGGAGTTAGTGCTAGTCAAGTTGAAATAAAAAGTCACATTTCTTTTTTTAATGGCATTACAACCAGAGAAATTCAAGAAACACTTATTAAGAGTGCCGCAGATCTTATCACAGAAGAAACTCCTAACTACCAATGGGTAGCAGGACGACTACTTTCATATCATATTCATAAAGAGGTATATGGAGACTTTGCTCCCTGGCCTTTATATAAACTAGTTCAGCGTAACGTAGACATTGGCTATTATACTCAAGATCTCTTAGAGAAATATAGTGAAGCTGAATTCGCAGAAATGAATAATTACATTGACCACAACAAGGACGAGAATTTTACCTATGTTGCTATGGAACAGTGGCGTGGCAAATACCTAGTACAGAATCGTGTAACAGGTGCTATATTTGAAACACCACAAGTAGCTTACATGATGATTGCGGCTACACTTTTTGCTGACTATCCTGCAGAAACACGCATGCAGTGGGTAAAAGACTACTATGATGCAATTAGTAATTTTGATGTGAGTCTGCCTACTCCTGTAATGGCAGGTGTACGTACACCACAAAAGCAGTTTTCTTCTTGTGTTTTAATTGAAACAGATGACAGTCTGGATTCAATTAATGCTACGACTTCGAGTATTGTAAAGTATGTTAGTCAAAAGGCAGGCATTGGTGTAGGTGCTGGACGTATTCGTGCGTTAGGCTCGCCTATTCGCAACGGCGACGCATACCACACAGGTGTTGTTCCATTTTACAAAATGTTCCAAGCGGCTACACGTTCATGCTCACAAGGCGGTGTACGTAATGGTGCCGCAACACTATACTATCCAATTTGGCATTACGAAGTAGAAGACCTTCTTGTTTTAAAGAATAACAAGGGTACAGAGGATAATAGAGTACGTCACATTGATTACGGGGTCCAATTCAACAAATTAATGTACGAAAGATTAATCTCCGGTGGCAATATCACCCTTTTTTCACCCCATGACGTACCGGAAATGTTTGATGCTTTCTATGCTGACCAAGATCGATTTAAAGAACTATATGAAACAGCAGAACGTAATACACGGTTACGTAAAAAAACAATCCGTGCTAGTGAACTGTTTGGTGCGTTTATAGAAGAGCGTAAAAATACAGGACGCATTTATCTACAGAATGTAGACCATGCTAATACACACAGTCCATTTGATGAGCGAGTTGCTCCAATTCATATGAGTAACTTATGTTGTGAGATTGAC